CAAGTTCGTTTGCGATCACTGAAGGCATAACCCTTCTGATCAAAGGTAACATTACCTTGTTTAGTGTTGCTACGGATCCTGCACCTGTGGCTCCTGCGGTTGCGGCCTCTGACAATTGACGCTTTGCGTTTTCGAGTACCACGTCCATAGTTTGCTTACGTTGACCGTTTAGGCCTTCTGTAAGTGCTTCTTTGGTTGCGGACCAGTTGCTTTCAAATAAATTTGCCATTTTAATTACTCCTATTATTTTGAAAGTCCGGCTAATTTACGGATAGTGTCTATTTCTACTACATCATCCGTGCTGTCATTGGCTTCTGCGTTAGCAGTCACCTTCTTATCACCAGTGTGTTCTTTTGTTACTGATTCTGTGATAGTCTTCTTCACTCTAGGTGTGTCGCCATCTAAAACAGATGGGAGATACTTATCGAATTGCTTCGCTAAGTTCTCTGTCTTAACACTTTCAAGTAAATCTGACATAATTTCTTTCTTCTCTTTGCCTAATGGTGACATAAGTTCATTTAATGTTTCTTTACGATTCATTAAATCTTGTGCCACTTTCAACTTGCTTTCCGTAATTTTAACTGCTTCTTCTTTCGATTCTGCTGTTGCTTCTGCTTCTTCAAGTTTAATTTTCATTTCGGCTAGTGTTTTCTGAACTGCTTTAATTTCTTTGGCTTCGTTCAAGTATGAATTACCATACTCGTTAGCGAATGCTTCAAAAATTCTACGTCCAAAGTCGTTCTCACGAGCTGACGTGATGTCATCACGGAAAGATTTAACTTCATTAACAAGAACGTTGTTTACAACGCCTTCGACTTTTTCAGCCGCTTTGTTAATAAATGCTTTTTTGGCTTCTGCTAATTGCTTCTTGCCTTCTCTTACCATTTTGACTTTCTGCTCAACTAATGCTTTCTTGTCTTCGTGGAACTCTGAAAGTTCCTCTGCAAGTTGCTCTGCAACAAAATCATCTAGTTTTGTTACATGCTCACTTGTACGAATCCTGTCTGCTCTAAGTTCTTTTACTTCCTTAGCGACTTGTTCTGTTACAAACTTGTCTAATAGTTTCGCGTGTTCACTGACAGCCTTGCGGTACTTAACTTGTTGGTCTGCTAATGCTTTCCTGTCTTCTGCAAGTTCTGAAATTTCTGCTGTGACTTTTTCAGAAATGAAATTGTCCATTGCTTCAACGATCTGACCTTTGTCATGCTCGTATCTTTGGGCAAATTCTTCTCTAAGTTCAGCAGTAAGTTCTTCTCTTGCTTCTACAAGTTTGCTTTCCCAAGCCTCTTGAATTCCAGAAGTTACCTCTTCAGATAATTCTATTCCTTCAAGTATCTCGTTAAATTTCACTGCCATAGTAGTCTCCTACTTACTTTGTATTTAATTCCTTAATGAAACGAGTTATTTCGTTCATCAAGTGTTTTTCTGCACTTTTATCGTGTGTTAATGCGGCCGCCGTATTATAAATAGTTTCGCCGCCTCTCATGTTGAATAAACTCTCATAAATTGTTTTTGGGTAGGCATCTGGAGCACTAGGTTGTGCCACTATGTCTACTGTAACAATATCAAAATCGGAAACTTTGCCACTTTCGTTAACATTACCGCTTCCTCTACTTGATACGCCCAATTTTGCTCCCGCCTTCAACAATGCTGATGCAATGTTTCCCATTGGTGTTTCTATGATTTTAAGTTTACCCATGCCATTATCGCCATCCATATGCATGTCTGTGATTATATGGCTAACCCTATCTAGGTTAATTTGTAACTCTTCTGGGTGATCTAACTCTCCCATTACAGTTTCTCCTCCGCCTAATCTAGTTCTTACATTCTCTACAGCACGTTGAATCTCATCTCTAGGGTAAACCCTACCGTTTTGATTCTCTACTACACCTTGAATGAATAGACCTTGCATAAACAAGTCCTTTCCATCTTCGGATTCCATTAATTTTAGCCCTGCATGTTGCGGTGCTAAGTATTCATAGAGTTTTCGTGCCATATTAAATTACTCCTAAGTAATATCTATTTAGACTTTTTTATGGTCTACGTTAATGTTATCTGTAGGTGTGTTGTCTTTTGCTGAGTCACCTTTTTTGCCTTCGCCGCCGTCTTTTGCACTAACTGGTTTTGCTAGAGCTACTGCT